GCTAGGAGAGAGGCCATATGATTGCTTGGCTCTTTGAAGACTTGTTTTATTGGATTGCACTTNTCGCTTTGATCGGNGGTGCAGTTGCTTATGGATTGAGTTATTTCATAGGGTTTGTACCTATGTTAAAGCCCCANGCCCTCTTGATGAAGGTTGTGGGATTGGCGTTAGTTATNACTGGAGGTTTTTATGTCTCAGATCATCACGGCTATGAAAGACGGGTTGCAGAAGATAAAGCAGAAATTGAGCGACTTAATGGCGAGGCTCGGGCAAAAGAAGTCGAACTCGGACAAAAACTAGCAAGTGCAAATTCAGCACTTAAAAAGGCTAAAAATGACATTAAAGCAAAGCAGTCTAGTATTGATGCTCGCATTGACTCTGGCGAGTTGCGCCTCCCCTCCACCTGTGGTGTACAAGCCGATTCAGGTTCCACCTCTGGGAATGGAGCCAGTGGAACCGAATCTGAGCGACAGGCTATTAAAGATATTGTCCAAATCGCCGCAGACGGCGACAGCGCAATCGTCAGCCTTAACTCCTGCATCGCCCAATACGAAACCGTAATGAAAACCGTTAATGAGGGGGTTAAATGAATGATAAATTCACTCTTGTTCTTCTGTGCGCTATCGTTCTCGTTCTTACTCTTATTCTGGTTCAACTATGATCACGGCTGAGAAATTACATGCTCTTGGAATAGGGCCAGAATGGGTGGAACCACTGAATGCAACTATCCAAAAGTTCAACATTTTTACCATCAAAGAACAAGCCGCATTTATCGGCCAGTGCTCTCACGAGTGCAACCATTTCAAAACACTGGAAGAAAACCTTAATTACCGAGCCGAAACCCTTCAAAAGTTGTTTAGTCACAAATTTAAGCCCGGAGAGATTGAAGTTTACGCTCACAATCCCGAAAAGATTGCCAACAGAATTTACGCCAATCGAGGCGGCAATAGAGACGAGGCGTCAGGAGATGGGCACCGTTTCCACGGAAGAGGGTGTATCCAACTTACCTTTCACGATAACTACTGGCACTGTGGCCAAGCCTTGGGTCAGGATTTTGTGATGAATCCTCAGTTGGTGGCCACCCCGATGTGGGCCGCCATGAGTGCAGGCTGGTTCTGGTCCACCCACGGCTGTAACCAACTGGCTGAGGCTGGCAATGAAGAAGGTTTGTGCAAAAGGATTAATGGCGGCTTATTTGGATTAGATGAGCGTATAGCCTTGACAGAGCGGGCATACCACGTTCTTGCTTAGTGCCTGAAAGGTCTATAAAATGGCAATATGGAATAAAACTAATTGGGGTAATGGGTTATGACCACGACTGCATCGCCGATTGCTAGTACAGCGTCTGTAATGACCTATGATTCACTGACTGTAAATATTCAGAATTACCTAGAGCGTTCCGACCAAGTTACTCTGCAAAACATTCCGCTCTTCATTATGTTGGCGGAACAGACCATTTCAATTGACATCAAGTTCCTTGGAAACTTGAATGTCGCTACCAGCACAATGGTTCCCGGNAACCCNATCATTGCCAAACCNACTCGTTGGCACAAAACGGTTTCCATGAACGTAACCGATTCGTTAGGGAATCGAAACCCAGTCCTTTTACGCAAGTATGAATATTTGCGCTACTACGATCAAAATTCAACTACAGAGGGNTTACCTTTGTACTACGGTGACTACAATTACGACAATTGGCTAGTCGCTCCAACACCNGACCAAGCCTACGCTTTTGAGGTTCTCTACTACGAGCGGGTACAGCCGCTTGATTCTTCCAACCAAACCAACTGGTTCACCCAGTATGCGCCGCAAGCGCTGTTGTATGGTTCGCTCCTTCAGGCTATGCCGTTTTTAAAGAACGATGACAGAATCCCGATGTGGCAACAGCAATATACAACTGCGATGAACGCCCTCAAGTCAGAGGATACACAGCGCATTGGTGACAGACAAGCAACGGTACTTGACACATGAGTTATTTAAGCCCATTCACTGGTGACGTAATCCAGCCAACGGACGTCTCATACAACAACATCACGCTGACTGCTACAACTCAGTTGTTCTGGTCTTTTGATGGTAATGGTACTGAAGTCTATGCGGCTCGTATCATGGATGTATCAACCTCCAACGCCGCTTATCATCTCTATATGCCCCCAGCATCTCAGGCTTCTGTTGGCCAAGATGCAATGATCCGAAACTATGGAAGTGCGACGCTGAACGTCTATTCCTACGGTGGGGCCGCTTTAATTGCCAGTATTGCTCCTAGCAGTGCTGTTTATATCTATTTATCAAACGTCAGCACTACAGCGGGCACTTGGAATGAATTAGCCTTTGGTTCTGGAGCCTCATCGGTACAAGCCTCTACATTGGCCGGATACGGTCTATTGGCTATCTCTAACACCTTAAACACGGTTACGCCTGTAACCACTTTCTCAACGAATCAGACAACTGATTCAACTTTCTTGGCGCAAACTTATGTCTGGACTGGCGGCGCTGGCACACTTACTCTGGGAACATCCGCTTCTTTGGGTAATAGTTGGTATATGTATATCAGAGATGCTGGAACTGGTGCTCTGAACGTTGTTTGCTCAGGATCTGACACGATCAATGGCTCGGCTAACTTGTATTTCAATCCGGGCGACTCAGCGATGATTGTCTGCTCTGGCAACGCTTTCTATACGGTTGGCCTTGGCAGGAATACCAATTTTGCCTTTACGCAACTTACAAAGTCAGTGACAGGCGGTACTTATGTGCTGACCACCACTGAGGCATCAAACGTCATTATGAAGTTTGTTGGAACCTTGACGTCCAACGTGATCATTCAAGTTCCCCCATCGGTACAGGTTTATTACATTGAAAACGCCACTGTAGGCGGCGTCAGTAACTATACCGTTACCATTACAACCGGTGTTTCTGGCGGTGCAAATGCAACCATTGGTTCTAATTTACAGTCAATTTTAATCTGTGATTCGATCAATTTGGTCAACGCAAATACGGTTTTAGCGGGGTCTAGTTCGCTTTCTTTACCAAACGGAAGTGCTGGCGCTCCATCACTTTACTTCTCATCTGAACCCACAACTGGGGTTTACCATGCCAATTCTGGTGAGTTTGACATAGCAGTTTTAGGTGTAAACTTGTTTGCATTGACTGCGACGGGACTCACAATACCGGGCACAGGTACATTCACGGGCGGTGTTGCTGGCGGTACTTTCTGATGACAAAGAAAGTCTACGGCCTAGCCACTCAACCCGGAATTCAAAGGGATGGGACTTACTTTGACAAGCCATACTATACCGATGGGCTTTGGGTTCGGTTTCAACGCGGTCGCCCCAGAAAGATTTGGGGTTATCGCCAGATCACTAATAACTTGGCTGGTTATTCACGAGGTATGTACGTTAACTCGCTCAATGGCAGTAACTATATCTACAGTGGCTACAACAATGGCTTTCAAGTTATTCAGGTGGATGCTAACGGGATTGGTGGGGCTGTCAATGATTTCACTTTTGTTGTGGGCCTCTTATCGGTCACCATTACAAACGCAGGCACAGGATATTCGACAGCGGGTACATACTATGCAGTACCACTTACGACAACTACGGGATCAGGCTCGGGAGCGTTAGCCAACATCACGGTTGCCGGTGGAGTTATTACTGCTGTCAAGATCACATACTACGGTAGTGGATATGCTGTAGGTAACACGCTCAGCGCCAGCAATACAAAACTAGGTGGATCAGGTTCAGGACTTGTTTTGACTGTAGCCACGATTGGCAACCAATTCACCCCATCTGACTTAAACCTATGGCAAATTGATGCCGTTTACGATTCTCAAGGGTCTGGAACTAGCCTTTTGTTGGCCAATCCCGGTCAAAATCTTGCCGCAATTGACAGCACAACCAACACGCCTGTCTTTGCTGGATTGAACACTGGAACTTCCTTTTCTCCTCTGTCAGATACCAATGGACCTAACCCAACTGGAAACGTAATTTCCGTTTCTGGTGGTGTGGTTGTTCTCTATCCATACGTTTTTGTTTACGGCAATAACGGTTTGATTCAAAACTGTGCCGCCGGAGACCCTTACAATTGGAACAGCGCTGATTCAAACGCCAACAACGTGGCATCTACCAAGATTGTCAAGGGTTTGCCTGTTCGCGGTGGTTCTAACGCTCCATCGGGCTTGTTTTGGGCCTTGGATTCGCTGATTCGCGTGTCATATACGCCTACAACGGTGACTACAGGTTCAGGCTCTAGCACGACCTCTAGCACGTTTTATTGGCGTTATGACATCATTTCTAGTCAAACATCGATCTTGTCTTCACAGTGCGTGATCGAGTATGACGGTATTTATTATTGGATTGGTACAGATCGGTTTTTGCTTTACAACGGTGTTGTCAAAGAGATTCCGAATAACATGAACCAAAACTACTTTTTTGACAATTTAAATTATGCGCAACGGCAAAAAGTATGGGCTACAAAAGTTCCCCGTTTTGGTGAAATCTGGTGGTTTTATCCTAGAGGAATTGCCACCGAGTGCAACGACGCCATCATCTACAACGTCCGCGAGAATTGTTGGTATGACGCCGGATCGGCAGTTGGTGCTACAAGAACTGCTGGCTATTTCTCGCAAGTATTTCGATACCCAGTTGCCGCAGGAGAAGATCTAAGCACTGCTTCAACCATTTTTGTTGAGTCAATCACGACTTCTACGGGTAGCAACGTCATTCAAATGGTCCAAAACAACTTGATTGCTTTAGATCAGGTTGTGGCCGCCGCAGGTGTTCCAACTGGTGCCTATGTGACAGCGATTGCGCCTAGCATGACCGCTGGTTATTTTGCAGTGACTTTATCTGCGAATGCTACGGCTAACGGTACAGTATCCGCAACATTCCAAACTCAGTCTGGTAAGGTCAGTCTTTGGCAACATGAGATTGGCTTGGATGCTATTTCCTTAGCCGGAGACGAGGCTATCAAGTCATCCTTTACAACTTCTGACTTGGGCTGGATTGGTGGTGGTCCAGCGGTGGATATGCTTGCTGGTGACAACGTTTGGTGTCGCTTGGAGCGTGTTGAGCCAGACTTTATTGGTAACGGTGAAATGACGCTTTATGTCATTGGTAGACCATATTCTCAAGAGCAGGACGTGGTTAGCCAACCCTACAACTTCGATATGTCTACCGGCAAGATCGACATGAAAGAGCAACGCCGCGAGTTGAAACTTCAGTTTGTATCCAACCAACAGAATGGCGACTATCAATGTGGCCGTATCTTGGTTGATGCAGACATCGGTGACGTAAGGGGCTATTGATGGCATTAGCACTTGTCTACGATCCTCGCTACCACACCTTTCAGTCATGGGCCTCATTGATGTGCGAGGCTTATGGCGGCCAGAATTTGCAGATTCCAAGTGATGATTTGCCTTGGCAAGACTTTGCCGCAGGTATTCGAGGAATTGACTTGTTTGTTAATGAGCAGGCACCCAACCCCTATTTGTTTGAAAACTGGGAGGATTGGGCATCAGCGTTGGTCAACCAAGTGAATGCCAACATCAATCAAACCAACGCTAACGGGAATTCAAATGTTATTCAATTCTAAGGTCAAGAAACTACCTAGCGCGAATGTACTTGCGGTTGCGTTGACCAACCACAAGGAAACGCCTTTGGCTGACCACTTGAATAGATTAAAGATTGAGTTTTCTTTGCCCGGCACTTGGAAGATGCAAGAGGGCAATACTGTTTTCATGGTCCATAGAACGCATGTACCCGGCTTTGGATACTTTAAAGCCTTCAATGCTGATACAAGACGCAACTTTATTGAAAACTGTTTGGTATTTCTTCATGCGGCCTACAAAGTAGGCTTTGATCATTTGGTTGTCCAGTTCAATGATCCTTTGACTTTGCCTGTTTTTAAGCATGTTTTTGCCAAAATGGATTTGAAAAATTCTGGATACGTCGTGCAAAAAACCAGCACTAATGGTTATCAAGTCACCATGACGCTCGGTCCATCTAGGAGTAAACAATAATGTGCGGTGGATTTATTGGTGATGTAGTCAGTGGTGTTACCGATGCAGTTGGCAGTGTTGCCAAAGATGTTGTTGACGCCGCTAGTTCGGTTGTTGATGCCGTTGCATCTAATCCTGTATTGATTGCCGCCGCTGTTATTGCCGGTCCAGAAATTTTGGCGGCTGTCGGAGGAGATGCGGCTGGTGCTGACATTATTTCATCAACAGTCATGGATGATGGGTCTGTTTTAAATACGCTTGCTGATGGAAGTACAACATCAATTGCAACCGATGGTGCCACAACAACAGTTAGCGCTGACGGAACAATAACTGCATCAACTCCTGCAACAGTGACGGATGCAGGAACTGCTGGAACTGATACAACAGCAGGAACTACTAGCGGAACTGGCACTACAGCCTCTACTACCGGAACTACAACAACAGATTCAACGGTTTCTACAAGTGGAACTTCAACTGCCGGTGCTGACACAACTGCATCAACAACTGGTGCTACGGGAGCCGATACTACGGCATCAACAGCAGGCACAGATGCAACAACTTCAGCGGCTACCGATTCAACAGCATCGACTGCCGGTGCAACTTCTGGAACCACGACAGCAACAGGTGCAACTGGTGCAAGCACATCTACAGATGTTTTGAGCACTGTTCCAGACACAAGCACAGCAGTTGCTAATGGAACGGCGACTCTGAATGCAACTGGAGATACTTTAGCCACCTCAAGTGCGGCTCAAAATGCGGCATCAACGGTAATCAGTAATTCAAGTGTTGTCGATGCCGCAACAATTGATAATGCAACGATTGCAGGCCAAATG